CATAACCTAGCAAAGCTCGACACATCAACATTCGCACATTTTTTGAACCGGGTTGCAAAAAAACCTTACCTGGGTTAGACTTGGCATATAACTTGATCAGAACAAATTTAACCCGGTTTAAAATGAGTACGATATCAAAAACAAAATTCGCTAAGGAAATAAAAGTAAGTGACGCATACATATATAAAATTCAGGACCAGCTCACCCTTGTAAAAGTCAAAGGAAAAAAGAAAAAACAAATCGACTTACTGGGAACAGCTACACTTGAGTTTTTAAAGAAAAGAGAAGTTGATAATATAAACCTGCCGACAGAAGACACAGATAATGAATTGGAAAATCCCAGGGTTGGAAGCAGTAACAATCCTTCAGGGTTGGCAAATCAGCAAAACAACATTAAAGAGGAAGAACCATTAAAGGACAAAAAAACCAGAAAACAAATAGAAGAACTCGAATTAAAAATTGAACAGAAACGCGGAAACCTAATTGAAAAGAATCTAACAGATATATTTTTCGGGAAAATATATCAAATTGATTCAGATCAGCTAAAACAACTAGGAAGCAACCTAAGCCCCAGACTATTCAGAATTATAAACGAGCGAAACAAATTAAAAACAAACGAAATCTGTGAATTATTCGAAACAACAGATAAGGATTTAAAAGAATCTGTCGAATCAATATTGAATTCAGGAGAAAAAGAGGTAAAAACAAAAATAGTAGGGGTTTTCGAGGTGTCCGTTTCTGATATTCTGAAAACCATAAAAGAAGAAATAGATAATTTTCTAGATTTATTAGAGGCAGATGCAGTTTAAAAAACCAGACATTGCTTATTTTCGTGAACAAAACAATAAAAAACCAATAAAAAACCCTCCGCGTTTAATCAGTGAATATATGAACGGGCGGCGAAGAATGCCGGACGGTTCACCCTACCCTGGAAAATACAACATACACAGAACACCGTATGCCATAGAACCATTAGACAATATGTCACCATTTTCAGGGATTAAAAATACCGCCGTTATGAAATCCGTTCAATCAGGATTTACAACAAACCTAGGAGAGAACACAGCTGGATTTTACATTGGAGCCCGTCCAGCTAAAATAATGTATATGTCAGGAACTGACGGTCTTTTGAAAAAATTTTTAAATGGTAGATTTGATCCATTAATTGACAGCTGTGGGTTTAGAGAATTGATTCGGTCTCAAACACTCAAGAAAGATAACAGAAAGACAGGAGATACAGCGGAATACAAAGAGTTCCCTGGCGGGACAATATCATTTGGAAGCCTTCAATCAGAAGCGTCTATGAGGCAGGAATCAATCATGATTATGATTCGTGATGAAATAGGATTAATCCCAATGCAAATGAGTAGCGGCGAAGGAAATCCTTTAAAAGTTTCAGATGGGCGTACGGTTGCATTTGATGAGACAGGACGAGTAAAAATACTAGATTATTCAACCCCGGGATTATCCGGATATTGTCTAATTGAAATGCAGTATAACAAAGGCGATAAGAGAAAGTACCGGGTTAAATGTCCGCTATGCGGAAAAAGGCAGCACTTAGGAATGGGAGATGAAAAATCAAACTGGGGATTAAAAGGGGATTACAAAGCCGGAAAACTAATAAATGCTCATTATCTATGTTTTCATTGCAATGATGCTATATTTAATCATCAAAAAATTGAAATGATAGAGACTGGTATATGGGAACCAACGTCAACACCAATAGCAAAAGATTTTAGATCATACATATTCCCGGCTTTTTACTCACCAATGCTTAACTGGCTAACAATTCGCAAAGAATACGACGAGGCTATAAACGAAGGTGATAATGGAATGAGGTCATTTACAAATCTTTATCTCGCTAAACCTTTCGAGCCCACAGGAGAACAACCAGAATTCAAATCAGTGATAGAGATCCGCAGCAAATACAAATCCGGAGAAGTTCCCCCGGGCATTTTATACTTGACAATGTTTGTCGATGTCCAGCGCGGCATGGATAAATTCAAAGATTACACACAAGAAGAGATCACAGCCTATGCAAAAAAACATAAAAACAATCATGTCAGATTGCAGGAACTTCCCAGGCTTGAAGCTGAAGTCATGGGACACGGCGCACAATTTAGAACGGCTTCAATAATCTGGAATACAATCTACGGTCAAATAAATAATTACACATTAGGATCCTGGGACCAGCTCCGGGAATGGATCGAACCCGGCTTAATATTCAAACGCAAAGACGGGTTTGAATTTCCGGTGCAGACCATTTTTATCGACTCCGGAGACGGCATGTACTCAGACTTGGTATACAATTTTTGCAGCCCTAAGCCGTCAGTATACGCAAGCAAAGGAGCGGCCACACCGAAAAAAGACAAGCTAAAACTTGTTAACATTGACTCCATGGTTGCAGGTAATATATACAATTTCAAACTGTCCAAACAAGCAAACGGTCAGAACATAATCCTGATTAATACCAATTATTACAAAGGTGCAATTTATAGACTCTTGAAAAATGTAAGCCCTGGGTCAGATAATCAAATACCTAATTCACATATAACACCTGCTGATTATCCGGATTATTATTTTCAGCAGCTCAGAGCAGAGAAACAGAAAACAGACGGGACATTTCATAACCCTGCGAATAAAAGGAATGAGGCCCTGGACAGCTTGGTTGGAAATAAAGCGGAATCAGATTTCATTATTCAGGGATTTATTGAAGCCGATCGGGAAAAGTTGAAAAGAGAGTTTCCGGCATTGAGGGCAAAAACCAGGGAAGCAGACGAGAAGTTGAGGGAGTTGGTTAATCGGGAGACTGTAACGCGATCGATCATTGAGGAATTAATTAAAATGGGATGGGGGAAAGATGACAGTTGAGCTATATCAAGGTGATTGTTTGCGGGTTATGGATGGGATTGAATCGGGTTCTATTGATTTGGTTTTGGCTGATCCTCCATATGGAACTACAGCCTGTAAATGGGATTCAGTAATTGATTTAGAATTAATGTGGTTGCAGTTGAAAAGAATCATTAAGCAAAACGGGGCAATTGTTTTGTTTTGCGGTCAGCCTTTCACATCTGTCTTGATTAACAGTAATTTAAAAATGTTCAAGTATTGTTGGGAATGGGAAAAAAGTAGGCCGGCAGGACACTTAAACGCAAAAAAAATGCCACTTAAAAACGTTGAAGATATAGCAGTTTTCTATCAAAAGCAATGCACTTATAATCCGATATTTACAACCGGAAAACCAAATAATTTAAAAGACGGCAGCTTCAGGAAGTCAGCAGCAAAAAATAATTGCTACGGAGAAACGAAAAACTATATTCAGACAAAAACAGATTTAAAATATCCAAGACAGACATTGAAGTTTAATAGCTTAGATCCAAGAAAAATGATCCATCCAACCGAAAAACCAGTGCCCATGGCTGAATATTTAATAAAAACGTACACAAACAAAAATCAGACTGTCCTTGATTTTTGTATCGGCAGCGGTGCATTTGGGGAAGGGTGCATAAATCTAACCCGTAATTTTATTGGAATTGAAAAAGATCCAATCTATTTCAAAATAGCACAACGCCGTATTAAATCGGCTGAACATCAAATGAGTTTTTAATATGACACCAAATAGAACAAAACACCAAGACTTGATCAAAGAAATCAAAGAATTCTACAAGAAACCTGATAATATTTGCGGTGGGAATCTCCATATTGTGCTTGATGACTACAACCTTGAAGACCATTTTGTTGAATTTTGCCTAAAACGGGCAAAAGAAGACAACGATCCAAAAGGAGTTGAAATTTGCAAAGAGCTTTTAAAGTTGTCATTCCTTGAAAGAAACCGTTTATTCCGAGGTAGATTCGGAAAATTTTAATCACTCAACCGGCACTATTGAAAAAAACCGCTTGCAAAACCGAAATAATTAAAATATATTGATAGCATACCCGATAATTATCAAAATTATTTATATTCACATTCAGTGTGTATTAATATGGCGTGTGCTACAGCCCAACAAATCACCGATATTAAAAGCGATCTTGCCGCAGCTCGCGCCCATATCACAGCAATTGACGCGGCATTAGCCGGTCCAATGCTCAAAGGTACAAAATCATATAGTTTCGATTCAGCGACAGGCAGACAGCAAGAGACTTTTTCCTCAGCATTGGAATTAATCAAAACCCGGCAAGGAGTAGCAGCAACCCGCGACAGACTCCAAAGATCACTTGACGGCCTCTCTATATTTACAACGAGGTTACGCCGATGACAGTCAATTGGAAATTCTGGAAAAAACCGGAAATACCGCAGTCACAATCTAAAGAAATCGCTATTATTCCGAGTGACCAACCGACCAGGCAACCAGCGATAAACCCCCAAGCCATGCACCAGGGCAACCCCAACTTTCAACCCTGGCAAGGCACCCAACCAGCAGGCGGCAGAACCTATGCAGGATTAACAAACTATGCACCCGAAACAATAATAGATCATTACGCAGCCAGAATGCAGGCCAGACGCACACTATCTGAAAGCGTCGAGGCAATTTCAATCTTAGAAGCCGGGAACGAATACACAATCGGCAAGGGATTGATAGTTGACCCTGAACCAGACTTCGAAACAATCGGAAATACCCCAGAACAGGCCCAGGAATGGGGCAAAAAACAGAAAAACCGCTTCCATTTATGGTCAAAATCGAAAGGATCAGACCGGACAGGAACAAATAATTTCTATCAAAACCAGATTTTAGCAGACTGGATTGTCAGGCGTGACGGTGAGTGTTATGTAAGACTGCACTATTCAAAAGATCCAAACCTATTAAACCCCCTGCAAATCAGTTTTGTCGATTCAAATCAGATCAGAGGTGATGAATTTACTTTTTCTTCAGGTCCATTCGCGCAAGAGGATGGCATTATCAAAGACGATGACGGCAAACCCATTGCATACAAAATCTGGATATCAGACCCACAACGCCCCGGCAGGTTTAAGGATATTGAGGTACCAGCATTCGACAAAGACACCGGCAGACCCTTAATGTTACGCCTTTTTAAGCCAAAAACAGCAGGTCAAACGCGTGGAATTCCAAGAATTACCCATGCAATCCAGGATTTTCAGCAAATAACGGGCTATAATACAGCCGCCCTGACCCGAATGGAAAACGGCGCAACGTTTAATTTTACCTCTGAAAACGAAATACAAGACCCGTCAGACCTTGGTTTAAGTCAATTAAATAGAGAATCTGCCGGACTGGGAGAAAAAACAACGCCACCGGTAGGAGATTCCGAGCCCTCAAACGTTCCAGCAGAACTAACACCAAGTTGTTCAGGCATACCAGAGGCCAGACTCAATGAAACCGGTGTAAATGTTTTCGGTGCCAGGCAAGGCGACAAATTAAAAGCAACCCCAGACCTAAGCCCAGGCGAAACAGCCAAGGAATTCACCGATTCAAGATTCGAAAAAATATCCGCATCATTAGGTATGGCCCCAGAAGTCGCCCTGAAAAAAACAAGTACAAGTTTCACGGCGGCAAAAGGTGCTTTCGGAATGCAGGACAAAAAAGCTGCAATCGAACGCGCAGACTTAGAATCAGACCTGACAAACATTGTATACTGGGCCTGGACCGCTGAAGAAATCGCAGCGGGCAGAACAACGGCTCCGGGTTGGTCAGATCCAATCATAAGAGAAGCCTGGCTGCAAGCAAGCTGGATCGCACCACCCCCAATCGATCTAAAACCATCCGACACAGCAAACGCCAACAAAATAAATGCTGAACTAGGATTAATAGACCTCGACAAAGCCTCGCAACAACTAAACGGAAGCTCAGGAGCCGCAAACCGGGCGAAACTTGCAAAACAGATACCTGAATTAACGCCTTTACCGAGTGGGGAAGTGGTGGAGCCTGAAGGCGAAGACGACGATGATACGGACGAAGACAATCCAAACGATAAGGAGTAAAAAATGACAACACCGGCATTAGTAGCGATAACACCCGCAGGCGCATGGCAAAAAGTAGCAACTAATATCACCAACGGGCGATTCATTAAGAAGAAATCAGGCCCGGATGCATACTATTATACATATGTTGACACGGGCGACGCGGCACCGACAACAACGCCAATCGGAAACGCTTTTGACGACGAAGTGGAACTAAATAACAGCGTAGCAGTTGATTTTTATATATATTGTAATGGAGCGGTCGGGCAGATCGAAACTCAATTATGACTAAAGCGGGCAATGGTTCAGCCGCAAAGCTTGCAAGCGGCATAAAACAAATAAAAGAATTTTCAATCACAGCAGCTGCAAACGCTGGATTAACAACAATAGCGACTATCACCGGGCAACCCTGTCTTATAAAATCAATTGTCCTGCATAGTAACGGCGCAACAACAGCAGATTTAACAAGCGCAGCAATTAAGGGTGGAGCTTCACAAGTAGTTGAATTTATCAGCGCAGCGGTCGCGATTCAAGCCGATTTAGATGCGGCGGATAAACAAGTTGTATTCACGGGCGCGGTAAGATTAGCGGTGGCAAAAACAATTGTGATAGATTTGCAAGGTACGGGAGCGACGGCGGTTGATTTCACCGTTATTATTGAATATGAAGCGGTTATCGATGGGGGGCGACTCGTCTAATGAAAAAAGCAGGCAACATAGCAACCGTTCCAATAGTTTCGGGCGCTGGCGTCCCAACAGTAGACACGGACAGCAATAAAAGGGTTGCTTTAAACACTGTTTTTGGTGAAAAAATAGTTGCTGTCAGAAAATCAGATATTGCGGCCCAGTTTCAATATGGTTTTCCCGCGTCTTCAGCATCACCTGAAATTGCAAACGGAGGAGCAATAACAATTGTTGAATCAATGCTTGTTATATCAACAGGCACAAATACAGCAGGTAGCGCTGCGATATCAAACAGAAAAGCATTAAGATATCTACCTGGACAAGAAGCATTCACGAATTTTACTACCGTTTTTACCACTCCAAAAGAAAATAGCCATCAAAGAGCCGGCCTTTTTGATGCTCAAAACGGATTTTTCATCGGTTATGAAAACACAGATTTTAAAGTCACTCGA